TAACTGGAGACAAACTGTTAAGAGCTGTTGTTAATCCTTTTGCTCCTTATCGTATTCCTTATCACGCTTTTCCTTACGAAAGAAATCCTTACAACTTCTTTGGTATTGGTGTAGCTGAGAACATGGATGATAGCCAACAAGTAATGAATGGTCATGCTAGAATGGCTGTAGATAACTTAGCTCTATCAGGCTCTGTAGTCTTTGATATTGATGAGTCTGCCCTTGTAGGCGGACAGTCTATGGAGATATATCCTGGAAAAATATTTAGAAGACAAGCAGGGATGCCTGGACAGGCTATACACGGCTTAAAGTTTCCTAACACATCTAATGAAAATATGATGATGTTTGATAAGTTTAGACAACTTGCTGATGAGCAAACTGGAATACCTAGTTACAGTCACGGACAAACAGGTGTTCAAAGTATGACAAGAACAGCATCAGGAATGTCTATGCTTTTAGGAGCAGCTAGTTTAAATATTAAAACAGTTGTTAAAAACCTTGATGATTTCTTATTGAAGCCGTTAGGGGAATCTTACTTTCAGTGGAACATGCAGTTCTTTGAAGGAGACATGGATGTTAAAGGCGATTTAGAAATTAAAGCTTCTGGAACAAATAGCTTAATGCAAAAAGAAGTACGGAGTCAAAGATTGACTATGTTCCTTCAAACCGCACAGAGTCCTGCTATTGCTCCTTTTGTTAAGATCTCTAAACTCATTAGTGAACTAGCCTATAGCTTAGATTTAGATCCCGATGAAATACTCAACGATCCTGAAGAAGCAGCAATGATGGCTCAAATAATAGGTATGCAAAATAATGGACAAAATGCAGGCGAGGAAGCTCAACCCCCTAGTGAACAACCCCCAACAATGGGAGCCGATGGAGGAACACCTCAAGCACCTCAAGAACTTGGAGCTACAGGTACTGGCGGTGGCAACATCGGAACTGGAAATATACCGCAGCCAGGGGAGAGTGAGTTCTCTGGAACGGTTGCTCCAGCTCCCCCAGTCGGTTAAACAAACAATTAAAGAGACTAGCTAATGGCACATAAAAAAAGAAACGGCTCGATGAAAGATCAAATGGAAGGCTTGGCAATTACTATAGCTCCTATAACACGCAGTAAAAAACAAGAAGGCGGGGATGTAGTAGTGCCTGAAGAAGCAACACATATGATGCCTGATGGTACTGAAATGCCAGGAGCAACACACGAAGAATACGAACAAGAGATGATGCCTGATGAGCAAATGGAAGATGAGTACTTAGATTTTATAATCTCACAGTCTCTAAGTCCTGAAGAAGAAGCATCGTTAATGAATAAATTAGAAGCTGATCCAGAGTTAAGCGTTATGTTTGATAAGCTAATGGATACAGCCACAGAATTTTCAGGATCTGGCCCAGTTGATGGCCCAGGTTCGGAAGTCTCCGATTCGATACCCGCAAGGTTGTCGGATGGTGAGTTTGTCTTTACAGCAGAAGCAACAGAACAAATAGGCGCGGATAGATTACAGAGTATGATGGAAGATGCCGAATCTGAAGCAGCAGCTGCAAGACAAGAAGAAGCAAAAGGTGGTGAAATAGAAAAAGATAAAAAAGATAGATTTGGAAAGCGTATCGATAAAGATATAGCTAAAGATGAAATCAAAAAAAGTATGCTTTCTATTAATCCCCGCCTGAAAGTAGCAATAGGTGGTGAAATAGAGAAAGAAAAACCTATAATAGATAGATTTGGAAAGCCTGTTGATAAAGACATAGCTGAAGATGAAATCAAAAAAGGAATGTTATCTGTTAATCCACGTTTGCAATAAACGATAGAGCCACCTTAGAACTTTAAGCCCTCTATCACAACATAAACCGAAAGGCTACCTTTACAAAAAACAAACCCTGCATTGTCGAAACTTGCAGCCACTTTGTTTAGAAAGCCCTGAGTAGGAGTATAGAAAATGGCAACACAAGCTAAAGAAGAAGAGATCGCAAATCCTTATAACACTAATAAGAATTGGCATAAAAAAGACGAGAAAACTTTTATATCTTCAAATAATGTATTTTTCGATGAGCCTCAAGAAGAATCTGAGAACGTAGAAAAAGAAACTAAACAAGTTAAAAAGGCAACGGTTAAGGATAAACCTTATAAGAAACCTGATTACAAGAAAAGATATGATGATTTAAAAGCACATTACGATTCTAAACTAGATGAGTTTAAATCTAGAGAACAAGAACTACTAGACGAAGCTGCTGAAAACAGACCAAGCTATGTAGCTCCGAAGTCTCCAGAGGACTTGGAAAGATTTAGAGAACAATATCCAGATGTTTATGAAGTAGTTGAAACTGTAGCACACATGCAAAGTTCTGAAAAGACTAAAAGCTTAGAAGAACGATTGTCTAAATTGCAAGAACGTGAAACAGAATTAGTTACTGAACAAGCAAACGAAAGATTGTTACAGAACCATCCTGATTTTGAAGATATTAAAAACAGCGATGAGTTTCATGGTTGGGCGAAAGAACAACCTAAATCAATCCAAGATTGGATATATAAAAACGCTAATGATGCTGCTCTCGCTAGTCGTGCCTTAGATTTATATAAACGTGATATGGGGTTAGATGTCTCTACTAAAAGAGCTAGAAAGCCATCTTCAAAGAAGTCCAAAAAATCTGCTGCTGATATGGTTTCAACCAAAACAACTGCGGTTGAACCAAAGCAAGATAAAATTTGGACTGAAAGGGAAATTACTGCAATGTCTTTAGATGAGTTTGATCGGTTTGAAGAAGAAATCGGGCTTGCTGTTTCAGAAGGCAGAGTAGTAAAATAAAATAACTTTTAATTTGATATATAACGGAGAACGATATGGCTTATAACCAATCAGATCAGTATTTCGAGCCTAGCACGGATACTGATGCTAACTTTGGAAACTCCGTCAGTGGTCAAAATAACTCGTTTTTTCTTCCCGCAGTCTACTCTAAAAAGGTTCTTAACTTTTTCAGAAAGGCTTCGGTAATTGAAGCGATTACAAACACTGACTACGCAGGCGAACTAACTGCCTTCGGAGATTCTGTAAAGATTATTAAAGAACCTACAATTACTGTGTACCAATATGAACGTGGTGCTGATGTAACCCAAACTAAACTCACCGACCAAGAGTTATCTCTAGTTGTCGATACAGCTAACGCATTTAAGTTTAAAGTGGATGATATTGAAAGCAATATGTCACACGTAAACTGGCGTGAAATTGCTTCGTCTTCTGCAGCCTATGCTCTTAAAGATGCGTTTGATGAAGGTGTACTCGCTACTATGTTCGCAGGTGTAGCTGCCTCAAGTCCTAACCATATTCTTGGTTCTGACTCTGCTACTGATCTAGCAGCAGGTACATTTGATGGAACTGGTAATCTTGACATAGGGTTCGGATCATCTGAACATGATCCTATTGATGTACTAGCACACATGGCTCGTCTACTTGACGATTCTAATATTCCTGAAGAGGGTAGGTGGTTTGTTGCTTCACCTGATTTCTATGAAACTCTTTCGGCAAGTGCGTCAAAACTCTTATCTGTTGATTACAACGCAGGTCAAGGTTCTATTAGAAATGGTCTAGTATCTTCTGGTAAATTGCGTGGATTTAGCATGTACAAATCAAACAACATTGCAAGCACATCTAATGCTGCTGGTAAATGTCTGGCTGGTCACATGTCTTCTACTGCAACTGCACAGACGATTACAAGTACTGAAGTATTGCGTGATCCTGACTCATTCGGTGACATTGTACGAGGTCTTCATGTTTATGGAGCCAAAGTACTACGTGACAGTGCGTTAGTTTCTGCTTTCTATGGTATTGACTAAACTGATTTGGGAGGTGTAAAAGCCTCCCTTTTCTTTTTTTAGAGTACAAATTTTATTTAAACAACAAACTTATCTATTTCAGATAAAGGAGAAACAACATGTCAAACCCAGTATTTAATGTTAGAGATACAGGGCGTAACTCAGCCAGAACAAGAGATGTTCAGGACATTGCTGACAACATATGTACTTCATGGACTTCAGCTACAACAGGAACTATTGCAGTTACTGCTGACGCTACTTACGATGTTTCATTTACACAACCAGCCGATACTATCATTCGCAGTCTTATTGCCATTCCAGCAGGTAACATTGTTACAGCAGGAGCTTCAGGCGATGATGTTGATTTTGATTTAGGTACTGCTGCTGGTGGTGGTCAAGTTATTGATGAAAAAGCTATCTTAGACGATGGTGGATCAGCAGTAACTTGGACAGCAAACGCGCCTTTGTATATTATTCAAAACTCACACGGACACGCAGCTAACGCTTTTGTAGGTACAGGAGTAACAGCAGGTGTAGTTGGTGGGCCAGCAACTTCAGAAGCTATTGTTATAGCCTCTACGTTGTATAGTGCTTCTGCTCGTACACTTTACGCTCGTTTAAAGCCATTAGCAAATAACCTTGCTACGGCAGCTACAACAGTTACTTACTTAGTAGAATTTTTACATCTTGGCTCAACACCTGATTAAAAATGCCACAGTTAGGAAGTAATAAAAATCCTATAATCCTAAATGGCTCTAAGAAAAAGAAAAGTACTAGAGTCTTAGGATTGTTAGGTCATGCGTATTCTGGAGAAGCAAAACAGAAATACAATGATAACTATGATCGTATATTCAGTAAGAAGGGCATTTAATGGCTACAACATACTTAACATTAACTAACGAAGTTTTACGAGAGCTTAACGAAGTCCAATTAACGTCAGCTAATTTTTCAAGTGCTGTAGGAATACAAGCGTTTGTACAAGAAGCGATTAACAGGTCGTTAGATGATATAGCTAATGATGAGCCTCAGTTACCTTTTTTTGCTGCAGCAGCCAGTGGTGGTACTGATCCTTTTTATGGAAATGTTACTGTTGCTTCGGTTGCGGGAACAAGATGGTATACGCTTAAATCTGGAAGCTCTAGCATAACCACAGACTATTCCTCTATAGATTGGGATGATTTTTATCTTACAACTATTAGCGTTAGTGGAGAATCTGCACCTTATGTATCTAGAGGTTTGAAGTTTATAACACTTACAGACTGGACAAGGTACTTAAGAGATCAAGAAAACGCAGATGATGCTGATACACAGAANTATGGAGAACCTAAGTATGTTATTCGTAGTCCTGATAATCGTAAGTTTGGGTTAAGTCCTATACCTGATAAAGTATATAACGTACATTTCTATGCGTATAGCGCACCTACTGCACTTTCTGCACACGGAGATGCTATAACAATACCAGATCAATATGCTTCGGTAATTTTAGCTAAGACTCGTTATTATGTACATCAGTTTAAAGAAAGCTTACAACAAGCAGCTTTTGCATTAGATGATTATAAGAAAGGGATGAAAAGAATGAAATCTAATCTTATTAATCCTCAACCTAAAAGTATGACAGATGATAGGATTTATTTCTAATGGCGGCTTCACAGCCTTTTTCAGTAGCGTTACAGGGCGGATTAGATAAATCAAGTAACTCGTTAGAACTTTTAAAAGCTCCTGGAAAAGCTACAAAATTAAAAAACTTTGAAGTTTCTACAAGAGGTGGATATAGGCGTATTAACGGTTATTCGCAACTAGGTGATGGTACAAGACCTAATAGCTCTAATGAAATATTAGGGATGCACGTATACGCAGATGGTGTTATAGCTGCGTCAGGAACAAATATATATTTTAGTCAAGACGGTGATAGTTGGTTACAGATCAACAAAGCCAGTGTTGATGCTGGTGGTGATGACTATACAGCCTTTACAGGGCGTAGTGCTTCAGCCAGAACTTCGCAAAGTAAAGCGCATTTTGCAACCTTTGAAGGCAATACAGTTTATGGTGAAGTTATTATTACTGATGAAGGTTCTGGAGTAAAACCTTTCTATTTTAAGATGACAGGTACAGGTTCTGCACTAAGTAGTCGAACTTATTTTGCAAAAGAAATTACAGTCAGTGGTACACATTATCCTAAATACTGTGTAATACACGATAAACATTTAGTCGTTGCGGGTGCAGCTACAGCATTGAACACTATTTTTTATAGTGGTACAAGTGACATAGATGATTTTACAAGCAGCGGTTCAGGTAGTATTGTACTAGACGATCAAGTAGTAGGACTAAAATCTTTTCGTAATGAACTCTTTGTATTTTGTAAAAACTCAATCTATAAATTACAAAATATAAATAACGCAAGTACGATAGCAATAGTTCCTGTTACTAAAAACGTAGGTTGTGTAGACGGCAAAACAATACAAGAGTTTGCAGGAGATTTGATATTCTTAGCTCCTGACGGTTTCAGAACTATTGCGGGTACAGCAAGAATTGGTGACGTAGAATTAGGAACTATTAGTAAAACAATACAGCCTGTTATAAACTCNATATTTGATAGTACTATTACTTTTGAATATAACAGTGTAGTACTTAGAGATAAATCTCAGTATAGAATGTATTATAGTGGTTCTGCACAATCAACAGCTAACTCTAAAGGTATTATAGGTACACTAACAACTAGAGGTTTTGAGTGGTCTGAACTACAAGGAATACAAGCTCCTGCTGTTACTTCAGGTTTTAACTACGCAGGTAAAGAAAAGACATATCACGGAGATAGAGAAGGCTACGTTTATAATCACGATACAGGAAATAGTTTTAATCCTGCTGGAACAGAAACAAGCGTAGCCGCAGAATACCAATCTCCAGATTTTGATTATGGGGATTTTGGAACTTTAAAAACTTTAGATCATATTAAAGTATCTTTGTTTCCAGAAGGTTCGGTAGAACCTACACTTAGAGTACGTTTTGATTACGACAGTACAGATAGACTACAGCCAACAGACGTTGGTATTATCTCAGCAACACCTTCTATTTTTGGAGATACTGCTACGGTTTTTGGAACAAGTACCTTTGGTGCGCCTGAACAACCTTTAGTTAGAGCTGCGTTAACAGGAAGTGGACACAGTAACTTTTTTAAAGTTTTTAGTAGTGATACAAATGCTCCATACACAATAAACGGATTATATATAAACTATAGACCATCGGGAAGACAATAATAAATAAGAGAGAACTAAACTATGGCTCAAACATATACTAGACAAAGTTCGATAGCTGATGGCGATACCATCACCGCTGCGCTTTTTAATAACGAATATAATCAACTTTTAAATGCCTTTGCTTATAGCTCAAGTAGTGCCTCGTCTACAGGTCATAGACATGATGGTACTGCTGCTCAAGGTGGTAATATACATACAATAGGCGATCTAGACTTTTTAAATAAAATAGTTGCAGATAGTACTAATAACCGTTGGGGAGTTTTTGTAGAAGTATCTAGTGCAGCCGTAGAACAAATTAGAATTTCTGATGGTGTTATATCACCTGTAACAGATAACGAT